TGTTGATCCTACACAACACTCTATGTTATACCTTACTGCATTAAATTTTCTCGCAGTTAATTCTGGATACTTTCCTTCTAATTTAGTCAAATAATAACTTCCAAATTTATCATTCCATTCTGCTCCAATTGCATCTAATACTTCCTTAACTTTATCTACCAGTGCATTCCATACCGTTATTTTAAATTCCGAGCAAAAGCCACCTTTTGTGATAGCTTCATATGCCCTTCTAGTATCTTCATCCTTTTCCCAATCCCAAGGTTCAAAAGAACTGGGAAGGTTCATTTCTTTCATATACTAACCAAATTTTGCTATGGCTGCACCAGTGTAAATATTATTCATTTCTGTATCTTTCACAACATAGGCAGTATTATCACTAAATCTAAAGAAAATTCCATTGTATCCCTTTTGTGGTTCAAAGTTGCCACTTTCATCAGCAGGGTCTGAGTTTCCTATCCATAAACCATCAGTAAATTTTTTAACTAGACCAAAGTCTGTGTATTCGCCACTTCCTGAACCTAATTGTATAAAAGGATAATCCTCTCCATCAGTGGTATATCCTAATCGAATTTTTAAATCATTTTCACTATTGAAAACCTCATATCCGCCACCCGTCATTTGCGAATACCCTTCTAATACACCATTATTTCCAGCATAATACTTACCGCCATAAATTGTAGATGCTCCATTAATATAAACATTTCCTAAAGAATCAACTTTGAAATTATCATTGATATTAATAGTCCCACCATCAATTGTTACAGATCCTGCAAACCTATAATTACCTGTTTCCGGATCAAAATATAATCTATCTTGAAATATACCTTCATGATCCTTTGACTGCATTCTAAATTCTTCAGCATTCATAATCACTTTAGCATTATCATCATTTCTAGTAATTGTAAGACCATCATTAGAAGAAATTTTAACACCAAAATAGGCTTTATCTTTAGAAACAACTTCTGTCCTAATAGCCACTAAATCATTTTCTAAAGTTTCATCATTTCTACCTACTTGAATATCATAATCCTTACTATTAAATGGCTTTCGTTTTATACCTATTAACCTTACATACTCATCTATTCCAAGTCTAGTAAACTTTAAATGTAATTGATCACCAAGAGTTAATTTAGTTGTAGGTCTAATTGTAATTGAATAACTAGGGTTTTCTTCTGTTGCTTTTAAAGTTGAACTAATTGAAACAACATTATTATCTATAACTTCAATAGGAGTTTCACTTCCTTTATGTTTAAAGAAGGATACATAATAACCTTTAAATTCTACATCACATTCTAATGTAGAAGCTAAATTAAAAAGGATACTTCTAATTGTGCTTTGTTGCTGAATAGAAATGGTGCATTCGCCATCTACATCAGTTGTTCCTACAATAAAGTTAGTATCCCTTAAAATTTCTGTTAGTAATTCTCTAGAGGTTCCAGTCATAGTAAATGCTTCTTTAGAAATATCACTTAATCTATATGAAATATGCTCACAAGTGAACTTGATTTTATACATTCCTCCTGATAGTGATTTTTGAATAGAAACAACATCATAATAATCAGTATTATATAGAACCATGTAATCCTTGCCACTTACTAATGTTAGTAATTCATCAGTTATTAAGGTTTCAAAACTCATTTTCAATACTCCATCTAACCTTTCTTCAATATCACAAGTTAGAATTTTTGCAATATTTGTAATGTAAATCCCTGATTTGGTAAATATTTCCATTGATTACACCCCCATCGCTCGTTTCAAAGAAGCATTATTTATACTTTGAAATTTACTGGTCGACTTAGTAATTAGCTCACCATCTAAATATAATGGAACACTCACTTGAATAGGTTGTTGAGAACTTTCAATTTGATAAGGAGCTCCAATATTAAAATCTCGACTTACAGCACTAGTGTCTAATACTAGATTTTGAATAGCTTTGTTTAAACTACCTACGCTATCATCCACATTAGTTTCAATTTTTATTTTTGGATTTGCAGTTATACCATTAACTATATCGTTGATATTATTCGACAATTCTTGAGCTGCTTTATCCGCAGAATCATCCTCATCTATTCCACCCGCCAATCCTTCAACAAGCATATTTCCTACCCATTTTAACTTTCTAGATGGAGAGTGAATTCCAAAGAAATCTAATATTCCATTCCACAAATTTGAACACCAATCAGAAACCTTATCCCATAACCAATCCTTTAATGTTTGTATACCTTCCCAAAGTCCCTTAACCATATTTTTACCAACATCAATCATTTTTGAACCTATATTCCCAAATGCACTTACTATACTTTTTATAATTTCTGGAATATTTTTAACTATTCCCTCTATTATAGCTGGCATATTTGAAACTATGGCTGTAAACAACAGTATTCCTGCCTCTATAACTTCGTCTAAATTATCTATTAAAGCATTACATATACTTGAAATTATATCTGGGATGCACTGGATAATTGTAGAAATTATTAACGGAAGGTTATCTATCAAACTAATAAATAGTTGAACCCCTGCATTAATTAATTCAGGAATTGCCCCTAAAACTGCCGTTATAACACCATTTATGATTTGTGGGATAACTGCAACAATAGCACCAATTATCTCTGGCAAAGCATGAACCAACGATGTTAACAAAGTAATTCCTGCAGCTATTATTTGAGGGACTGCATTCAAAAGAAAATTAACTAAAGAATTGATGATTTTTGGCAATGCTTCTATTAATACTGGTATAGCTTGTATAATTCCGTCAGCCAATCCTAAAATCAACTGAAGTGCTACATCTAATAACATAGGTAAGTTATCTAACAAATTTTGACAAATATCTACAATAACTAAGGTAATCATAGGAATCAACTCTGGCAAAGCCTCTATTAATCCATTTCCTAATGCTACTATAACTTCAACTGCAGCACTCACTATTTGTGGTAGATTTGAGATAATTCCTTTAACAAAAGTCATCATTATTTGAGTTGTGCTCTTTGCTAATTGAGGAAACCCTTTTGTTAAATTTTTAACAATTAAACTTATAATTTTACCTGTAGATTCAATTAGAGTATCCATATTATCAACAATAGCATTTCCCATTGAATCAACAATAGAAGAGACTATATCAATTAGTCTTGGTATATTTTGAATTGCTGAATCTAGTATTGTTTTTAAAATAGAAGTAAATACCTCTCCTATTTTTGAAACATCACCATTCGCATTTTTTATTCCATTTGTAAATTGTGAAATCAAGGAAACCCCATCAGTTGCTAATTCAGTAAGAATTGGAAGCAACACACTTCCTAAAGCATTTTTAGCAGCAGTGCAACTATTACTTAAATATTGTAACTGATCATCAAATGCCCCATAGGATTTTAAAAGATCACCTGATAAAACATAGCCTGACTCGTGTGCTTGTTCTGCTAGTTCAGCCATACGGTCTGCTCCTGCAGTAATTAAAGGATTTAGATCCTGTGCTGATCTACCAAGTAAAGTCATCGCGTAAGCATCTCGCTCTGTTTCATTTTCCAATTTTGACAAAGCATCTATCAATTCCCAATATACGGTATCACTATCTCTCATGTTGCCATCAGCATCAAGGATTGCTACTCCTAACTTTTCATAGGCTTCGACATAAGTTTTACTTCCGTCTGTTGCACTTTTCATTGACTTAATTTGTTTTGCCATTGAGCCCGTTAAGGTTTCTAAAGAAACATCGACAAGTTCTGCAGCATACTTATACTCTTGCAATTTATCAGTAGCGATTCCTGTAACCGTGCTTTGAGTTAAAATATCATCCGCATAACCTGCACCTTCCTTTGCCATATTTACTAATGCTTTACCTGCGGAAATTGCAGCAGCACTAACCGCAGCAAATGCAGCAGTCATTGTCGCGCCTACTGCTTTACAAACACTTCCTAGACCATTAAATTTTGATGAAGAATCATCCGCTTGTTTTCCAGCATCTTCTACCTCATCACCAAACTCGTCTACCTTCTTTTCTGCATCATCAAATTCTTTTCCCGCATCATTCAAACTAGCATTATTTGAGTCTAGTTCTTTCTGCATTTTATTAAGTTCTGCTTGAGCATTATTTAATTGAACTTGCCAGTTCTTTGTTCTTTTATCAGTTTCGCCAAAAGACTCGCTGGCATTGTTTAACGCTGATTTTAATGTTTCTATTTTTTCCTTTTGAGCTTCAATAGACTTATTTAAAACCTCATTTCTAGCAGTTAAAGCCTCTTGCGATTTGTCCTGTGAACTGAACTGGCTCTCAACTAATTTCATTTCTGAGCCTAATACTTTGAAGGTTTGTGTAATTTCTGCAATCTGCGATTTAAATTGTTTCTCTCCTTCTAGTCCTATTTTTAAACCAAAATTATCAGCCATTTACACTCACCTCCTAAAATCCATCTGGGATAATATCATCAATAAAATGCTCCACCTTCGGTTTGGTTATCCCATTAAATTGTTTATGACATTCCCATAAATCAAGTAAAAGTCCAAATGGCATAAACCATACTTCATCTTGGCTTAAATGCAAATGGACTATTCCATAATATAAAAGACGAGTAAACAACTCATCGTCATCTACTCGCCCACCACGTTTTTTGAGTTTTCTTCACTCACTACATTTCTTTTTGTTCCTTTTAACAAACTTTCCGTTATAGCTTCCTTAAAATGAGCTAATTCATTCGGAGTAGTGAATAACTCTACTATTTCTTCAGTTAATAATTCCTTTTGATTTTCTTTATTTTTGAAGTTATAAATCAATATTGGTTGATTTGCTAGGATAGTTATTAACCATATTACTTCTACTAAAGCAGTTTCTATATCCTCATTCTTTAGAAGTTTATCTCCTAATTTATCTAAACCACCATATCGTTTGGCGATTTCTTTAGTGGCTCTCGTTGTTAAAAGTAATTCATATTCTTCATCACCTATTTTGATGAAGGTGCTTCTATCGTTTGCCATTATTCTTCGCCTCCTTCATCAGTTGTATAAGTTGGTTCATAAACTGAATTATACCAATCATCAACAACCGACTTATTAGTATCAGTTTCTGTAACTTCAGCCTTCCAAGGATGGATTCCTTTTGAATCTACTTTATTTCTTCTCATAATTGTTCCTTCTATTGTAGGAGTTGAGAATGAAATGCTATCTCCTTTTGTTGCAAGGTTTGTTGCAGGAACACCAAATAGAACTCTATATAACCAATAATACTTATATTTTCCATTTGATTTTTTTGCTCTAAAACCGATCGCTACAGGTTTCGCTTTATCTTCGCTACCAGAAACTAATACACCATTTTTATCTAATGTTGCACCAATTAATTTTGCAGCAATTTGATGCCCTATATCATCTACGCCAAGTGATATAGTTCCACCTTTAAATTCTTTTACTACTTCTGACTGACCATCATCGGCATATAGAGTTGCCTCATTTAATTCAATAGATAAATCAGCAGAAATCGCTTTAGCAAATACTGTTGGTGTGGCATAGGTTTCATTACCTTGCTCATCCTCTGTTATTTCTGCTAAATGAAGTTTATCAAGACCAATCGTTGCCATTTTTATTCCTCCTCTACTTCATAGTCTTTTGCGACATCAATTGTAAAATGATGATAACCAGTGTCTTTTTCATAACCGTTATACCTTCTATCTGTTATAGTGATATCGCCATTTATTAATTTCTTTTCAATCGATTTCTTTAGAGATAAATAATTCCCTTTAGAATAGATTGATATTCTGATTTCCTCAATATCAACTTGAGGTTTGTTATCCGCATATAATTCATAATTGGATATTATAGGAACTAAAACTAGATACTGGTCAGGTGCTTTATTTGAAAAAGTCCCTGTTTCAATTTCTATATCCAGTTCACTTAAAATTGAATTAAGGTTTTCTAGTAGACTCATAATTTACTAATCTCCTCCTCCAATTTATTTATCATTGCCTCTTTGCAACTTTTCTTTGTAGCACTTTGAGCAGGTTTCAAAAAAGGTCTAGCTTCCTGACCATGCTTACCATATTCGATGATATTTGCAATCATCGCATTTGACTTGCCGTCTTTTCTTGGTTCACTAAACCCTACTTTTATATTGCTATTTCCTTCTTTGTCCTGCCTTACACCACTAATTCCAAGTGAATTTATAAGTTCGCCTGTTGATCTAGACTCGATTTTCGTTTCCTTACCAACAACTGCTTGTAAATTACTTTTTACTTTTTTACAAACAACTTCTGCTCCAGTTTGAAGAACTTTTGATGTTATTTCATCAGTTTTTTCGCCGAGTTTCGACAATTTTGCCAAAAAGTCATCAGGCATTTTAATAGTTGCTTTAGCCATTTACTGCTTCCACCTTTTTTGCCAGGACCTCAATATACATTCCTCTACCTTTTACATCCTCAATAGAAGTAATTTCATAATTTGAACCATTGCAAATAATACTCATTTCATTAGTAATTGTTACATTAGGAATAGACCTAAATCTAAATAAATCGGTTGCCTCGCTAAATGTTGCTCTGTTCGCCCATTTTTCGCTAGCGTGTCGCCCATCTTTGTATGCCCTAATACTTACAACCACCTCTATTGATTCGCCCAAAAAACCCGCTTTATCGCGAACTTTTATAGGTTTTACGATATCAATAAACTCTTTCATTTTTCCATAGCTCATACTTGCCACTTCCTATCTAGTCTTAAAAGTATATTTACTGTATTCCAAACTTGCTGTCCTGCTTGAACGTTATCGGAAAAAAAGCCACCCGTTGAACCATCTCTACTTTCATAGAAATGAGAAGCAAGCATAATAATTGCCTGCTCTGTTGTTGGTGGCATTGTATTTTCCTTGTAGTATCCTTCCTTAACGTGCTGATAACTTTCGGCATAGGAAATGGCAGCAGTGATAAATTGTTCTAGCAGTTTGTTGTCGACATCGTGAGTAATTATTAAGTTAGCCTTCACCTTATTTAACAATGAATCCATCATCACTACCGCCTACTTTCTTATTCCTCTGTTCCTTCTTCAGGTTCAGTTGTTGTAGATTCTTTGATTTGAAGAACCTTGATAGCTTCTGGAAGAACTAACTTACCATCTACTCTTTCTTTAGCAAGGAACGCAACCATTCCATTACCTGCAAACAACTCTTTTAATTGATCGAATGATCTAATTCCTCTATCACCGATTGTATAGTAAGAATAGTCACCAAATGCTAATACTTTTTTACCAGCACCGATTGTAGGAAAATAAGCAGTTGTTCTAACTGGATATCCTAATAGTCTATCAGGTTCTCCCTCTTTAATTGAAGGTTGCCATAAATAGTTACCATTCAAATCCTTTAACTTACGAATAGCAAGTAAAGTATTGTCATTACAAATGAAAAAAGCGTTCTTTCTGTATGGACGCTTTAATGAATATACTAGATTTAAAATTTCATCAGCAGTGATTTTTTCACTTGCAGTTACAACACCAACTTCTGCTCCACCTTTATCCGCTAAA